TCTACAACAGCGAGGCACCGAAGTTCGAGCCAACCTCGGATAACTGTGTCGACCTTAGTAGGGAAACGAAGTGCTATCTGCAGAACTGTCCTGCCGTGGACAGTGAAGCAGAGTTTGCATGGAATTCAATCAAGAAGCTACAACCGGCTTCATGCCGGTGTATGGAAGCCCCTTTGCTTTCATCCGTCGCTAACCATTTCCGGTCTCCACCTCCCTCCCTTCCTCGCGGTTATATCACTTTTGCACGTCGGATCGTTCGGAACCTGTTCCCTCACGGGTGGGATTCCGGATCCTACGAATCATGTGTGCTTAACTGCGATCCTTCTTTGTCAGCTTGTTTGGAAAATCGTCGCGGTGCGGGCGGTCTCCATGGCTTTGTCTCGGGGTCTTATGAAGGCCCTGGAAAATTTAGACAGCAAGATTTCCTGACGACTTGTTTGGATGGGGCAACCCGTCCTCTCAGCGTCTCTTCGGGTCTTACTGTTGTGCAAAGCGCGGGGAAACCTCGCCCTCTTAGCAAATTCTCGGCGGACGCGATCCACTTAAGGCCGCTGCATGCAGCGATCTATGATAGACTGTCGCGCGAGAAGTGGCTTTGCCGTGGCGATTTTACAACTGACGTTCTACAGCGTGCTGGTTTTTCTTTTGTCTCGGGTGAGACTTTGACATCGGGGGACTACAAGAGCGCTACGGACAACCTTTCTATAGAGGTTGCCGAAGCCATTCTTGACGAGTTGCTGAGGTCCACGGTCTCTGTGCCTGGATCTATGAAAGCATACGCCATGAAAATCTTGCGTCCCACGTTGTTCAACCTTGAACACGGCATAGAATCTTTTTGTCCGACGAGGGGTCAGATGATGGGGTCCTTTCTTTCTTTCCCACTGCTTTGTCTGCAGAATAGAATCGCTTTCTTGTATGCAGGCGAGTCTGTTGGGGTTGATTGTTCGGAATTCCCATGTCTGATCAACGGAGATGATATTCTGTTTAGGTCCGGTCCGCACTTCAGTGCGCACTGGATGGATACAGTTTCAAATCTCTCGTTGGAGGTAGAGAAGACGAAGACGTCCGTTTCCCCGGAGTTCGGTTCGCTTAATTCCACTCTTTGTCGGCGCTTCGGCGCCTTCTATCGTGTGGTTGCGACTGTCCGAATGGGAATGCTACGGGAGTCTGAGTCTTACGATACTCTCTCGAAGGGTTTTGATGATTTTATTGCTGGACTAAAGGGGTCACTCCGCTATAGAGCGGCGATGGCCTGGTTCAGCTGGAACATAGGAAAAATACGGCCTTTAGGACTCACAACTTGGGATCTCGGTTTCCGAGGTCCCTTGGCCTATAGGGCGACAAAGAAGTTCGGATTACGGCAAGGCCCGAGTCTCCAGAAAATTCCGAGTCTCAAGGTTGAGAATGGTCTGTCGCTCACTTGTGAGTATGTGGACCCTGATCTCTTGGACCAGGACGAAAAGAAGGAAAACTTGGCCGAATTGGCCGCTTGGAAGTGGAGGACGGCTTTCCAGGTTTCTTCGCGAACACGCGAGTTGATGGATCTGTATCTAGCTATTAGTTCCACTAGGAGAGATGCTCCGGATTTTAAACCGTACTTGTACGGTGGCGAAGCCGGAGTTCTCACCCGGAATGTGGGTGGCGCTAAGATCTTTAGACAGCGCGTGAAGACAATTGATAGGGGGTTTCCTCTCCTCATTCCAATGAGGGGTAAGTTACCCACCTACGAAGAGTTCCTGGCGGGAGAGGTAGACGTCGGCTCGGTTGAGCCACTAGCAAAGAAGAAATAGGCGACCCTAACGCCGTAGGACCCAGGACAGTGCTTAGCGCTCCCGCTCTAGAAAACAGTTAAGGAAATATGGATCAAGGGGTGACCCTCCCATGGATGTACACCAGTGTCAGTTGACTTGTTCAACGGCTCGTCGAAGTCTATTTCCTGAAGCTGATGAGTTGGAGGCAGCGGTTCGCTGGCAAACCTCGTGGTCTCGGCCGGTCGGTTGAAATAAGATAGGGGGGCGGTACGAAATTGCCGTTATGCCCTAGATCGCCTATTGAGGC